TTTATTATACAGGTTAATTAGGTTTCCTGTTTTCTGGACTGCGAGTCCAACACGCCCCCTTTAGGGAGGTCCGCGAATAACGCGGAAAAGTTAATGTCAATTCTGACGATCGCCCGAAGGCTTGGATGATTTAATAGTCCTCCCGGACGAAAACACCCGAAGGTGGTGGCACAAAGATTGATCTACCTGAGAACAAGGTATAACAATTTGAGTAACCACATATTTCTACTGCATAGCAGTTCAGAACATTTCAGTTCTGGAGATTTATAGTATCCCTACTTCGACCAGCCATAGACCGAGGTCACCGCAATGGAAAGGCTTTAAACCCATCCCCTGCGATTTCCCGCATGGCGTTTCTCAAATAGTTACCAGCTGTTCTGGCTACTTATTAACCTATCTCTATCAATGAGTCCAAGGAATTAAATCCTGAAACTGCGGCTCTGTTGACATTGGGTAATCCGCCTATGATTTTCCTGACATCGCCAGGAGGTCCATAAGCATGAGGAACCAAGTCAGTATTAGAAGTAGAGATATATTCAAAGGTCAAGGAGTATTCCAAATCAAAAGTTTGATTGGGCGCGCCTTTAACCATGAAGCCCATGTGGTGATTATATCTGAGTCTATTAGTGTCTGAGTGAAGTCCGAATAGTAATTCAGTCTCATCGTATGGATAATATCTAACTACTGCTGTCTAACCTTTTGAGTATACGAATTAATTAGGACTGTCCCTAAAAGAGTCGTATAGGCTGGTTGTACCTGGTAAAACAGAACTATAAGCCTGAATTGTACCGGCGTCATTCAACACTGATTACATGGATCTCATTCAGAGACCGGCTGCTACAATCCTGGAAGGTCCGCTGACAAGGTCATTATCTTAAGATAAGAAACTGCCATTACCACCTAACGTAGTCTCATTATGAGTGGCATCAGCATAAAAAAAAATTGCTCCGGCGTTAGCTCCGAAGGTCATATAAATTCTGCCAAAGCCTGCTGGATTGGTGGTAAAGGTGACGTTTCCGTGGATATTCTTTATCTGACATGGTGTTGACATAACAGTAGGCATTCTGACACTTCTCACACTGAAAGGGTCTTATAATTACCTCAGATAATCTTTATATGGATTGACAATTTCTGATCCTTATCTAGCTTATTGATTATAACCGTTTCTATCCGTTAAACTTCACATGACATTGTTACCTCGTCTGGCATTTGAGATTTAACCGTTTTTCTTTTGATTTTATTTCGCTAATTACTATTACACTAGTCACTAGACTTCTTGATTTTATTTTTTCTTTTTATCGACGTTTTTCTTCATAATTTATTCAACAGAAGAAGGGGATGTTTAGAAAGAACCAGCTCACTAATGAGCGAGTATTTGTATTCTATCTCCGTCAAAAGAATTGTCCATCTATCATAAAATAGCCAAATCGGAATATTATTCATTATTCCATTGATTACGGGTTCTAAGTTTCATTCCATAATCTGAGGCGATGAACTTGAACAGTTTATATTCTTATTCAGCTGCTTACATTTTGGATAAGTTGTCAGAATGGACCCTTATAAACATGTCTCTATAACGATGCCACAAAGGGTCAGTTTTAGATTCCACCGGTCCTGTCTCGTGTTATTCACAATGAGCTTAAGCTAAATCAAATTCTCTTTGATCCAGGGGACAGGTAAGGCTTCAAAAAGCTCCAGATTTCAAGATTTTAGTTTAATCCCTTGTCAACAGTAGTTCATTATCTCCGGATATATAAAATTTTTTAGAAAGGAAGCTTTATTAAGTTATAGGGCCTTGTATGAAATCAGAAGGTTTCTAACCTAACCCCATAGTAGAATATGACCTTCCGATTACTGATAGATCTCATAGTTTGACTGGATATTTAGTGAAGCCTAAAATATCGTCACCAGATGCGAAGATAATGCCCTCATTATTCGTCTAACTGAGCATAAATTTATTATAAAGAATCGAACGTAAAGTATTAAAGAGTGTTGTTCTAGTTGGATGACCAGAAAAAACAGTGCCTCTTATTTTAAATCACAATCCTTATTTCGAGCTAGCGTTGACGACCGTTAATAGCAAACTATCTTATATTGCTAGATGATAATAGCTCGGGATATCTGCATACTCTAAAAACCTAGGTAAAAACCGTTTCAAAATAGTATTATCTACTATTTCCAGAAGTTCTTCATGTTAATGAGCATCGTGAGAACTGCCATCATAACTATAAGCGTTGAGATATGTAGCATATTCACTTTTATCAATTTGGTCTGATATACGTTGAGCGATTTCTTATTCAGAATAACCGGATATAAAACCAGGTTCTATCATTTTAAACATTTTAATGAAAAATCTTGCCACATAAGCTCCTACAGCCTTAAATTCATCGCTTGGATTGAAAATTGCCCTGGGTCTGACGCCATTTCCTTGATGGATTTCATTACTTTTAGCGAAAAAATCGAAATGTGTATTAATCTTATTTTTCAACATGAAGTTTTCCCAGCCGATTTTATACTTTTTCCTCTTGGTAGTATCCTCAACTCCATCAAGGAAAGAATCGAATGTATAATCTGGAGCATTGGTTTATATGAATTCATCCATAGCTGTCTCATTAGTGTTTATATAATCAAGAACAAATTAATTAAATTAATGTAAAACAGTTTATTGAGGATATTCCTATATCGAGTGTTATCTCACTGACAAGGCTGCTATCTAATTAAAAATGCAATTGCCAAATTAAGTGGCTGGTTATATAATATCGTTTGAATAATAACTATTCTTACACGTACACTATATAGGACCATAAGTTTATATCTAACAGATTTAACTATCATAGACGGCACTAATCCTTTCGTTCTAATTGCTGAAAATGTTATAATGCGAAACTGGTAATTAATCAACTTCAGTTGTTCATTTTTATTAAATAACTGATGCTTTCCTAAGGTCATCATTCAACGGTAAGATAGCCGATCTACCACCGGCTCATTATATTATAATATCAGGATGCGTTTTCTTATGAATATATCACTTTCTCCAACTTAGTTCATTAATTTTAAGAAGAAGAAAGTCTTAGAACTTGTGATAAAGGCTGGCAATAAATAAGACTATATTAATTATGCCGCTCATGGGTAGTGGATTAATAAAACCCAAAAGCAAACAGAACAATGGTAATATCAATTTGAAATGTCTAGAGAGCCAAGAATTCGATTTATAGAGTGGTTTCTCATTGTAGCTACAGGTTATTACGTCAGCCACATATTCGTTATCATCGGCTTAAGCCATTGCATGGTAGAGGATATTATTAGTTCCATGTTCCTAGAATTTCTGTCGAGCCCAAGCATATTAAGGTTACTACATCTCTTTACGAATTACTCACTTGACTAATGTAAAATTTTTCAAGAGTTCTTCCTGAGTCTTGGGTAAATTATTCTATATTAATTCAGAAATTTAGGGAATGAGCATTACATTTTCCTGACCAACATACTGATTCGATTTAATCCGATTGATTAGTCCTGATTTAGGATCGAGAAGTTCTGTATAATCATATTTGTTCTTATGAATGGTGTTCTTAATACTGGGAACATAGAAATGATTATTATCCGAAACTTTAATTTTTTCTTCCAAATCAAGATCCTTGATATTTCACGCATAAAATTTATCGTCAGCGTCTGCGTTCATGAATTTATCCATTTTTTGGAGGATTCGACTGTCATTTGAACAATAAATTCTAATGATTTTTTAGGAAACATGCTCGTTCCATTACATACACTGTAATTATTCCACATAGATGGTTTTATTTCCTGTTAGACACTGATAACTATAAGTTCCAGGTTTTATTTTGAGAATCTTGTGTCAATAAGGTGTTCCATTGCCCTCGACGTCTACACTGACCATATTGTCCTTGACTGTAGCAATAGCTTCTCCGTAGCGATAGATACCTTCTCATTGAGGATAATCTATATAAGAGAGAAAGATTGTTTAATTTTAACTGATGTTATCAAATGTCAATAAGTCATAATAAGCGACGTCATGTAACACATGTATATTAGCATCAGACTTATACAAAATTCTCCCCATATCCACACCTACTTTCTTAGTAAGTTCATATTTTAGATCCTACGGAATTATATAAGGTCTTGTATGATAATATTTGCCGTTTAGATCTTATTAATCAAACCAATAAGTTAATTTGTGTGGTTTAGCTGCATGTTCTATGACTTTAATTGGACCTCCATGCTATTTCTATTACTAAAGAGCTTCCTTGACTAATTTATAATGGAAATAGTCAGAGAGAACTCTAAGATTGGGATGCGGATACTTTCAGGTGTCGTTTTTATTATATACAACGCCGGGGTCTTGAGATAAGTAATTTAAAAGTTGTTCACTAATCTCCAACCCTACTATAAAGTTCTTATTTTTAGGTTTAGAATGTAGTTTGTCAGAGTCAGTAATATGAATGTCGCCAAGAGTGCTAACACTATTGTCGATGCATTATTATTTATTTTACTTTACTGTTGAATGTTTGTTTGTAGAGGTTTTGTCTATCGTCATTGGTGATAACATTTTCCTTTCTGCATTATCCGCGATAATTCACTCATTATTACATTTAGAAACGAAGTCTTTTACTAACGGGTTAGAGCTATGATTATCATATTTTTTGGCTCGCCAGTAAGTACAATGTTCATTAGTTATACGGAAAATATGTTAAGCAGGCTACATCTCTGAGAAGCTGTAGCTATGTCCAGGGTGCATGATTCTTAAAAAAAGGTCAACGTATTAAGTGGACAAATTTTTAGGTCTATTAGTTGCTTTACAATCATTTTGGAGATAAACATTCATAGCATTATAATCCAATTTAAACTCCTTATAACGCTAATCAATTTCTTAATCTTGACCGTTTAAAAGCCAAGTTTTGATAGCATGAGGGGTTTCTCAGGAAAGAAATAGTTACTGGTGAAAAGCTTGAACGTTCGCTTTCACATAAAGTTATCATTATTATTAATTGAATTCTAATGAAGACTTATTACTGCTACCAGAATTCTGACTAGGGTCCACCAAAGGATAGAATTAGCCTTTATCGACGCTTGAAAGAGCTCCGTAAAACAAACAAAGACCATCTCCTAGAATTTCGAATCGAGAATATCCTTTCAATTCCTAGGGAGTTTCACGATTCTCGAGAGTGTTGCTGACGAGACTGGCCGACTTAGAACCAGCTCGGAGGGTCAATAAATTTCTCAATTTTAATGACCTTGAATTAATATAAGGACTACCCTCAATCCTAAATGAGACTATAGACTATTCTACGTAGTCCATTCCAATTCTTTTACATAAACCGTTTAATAAAGATTATTTGATATAAAAGGAGTGTTCGGCAAAAACCATTTCAGCCATGTCAAACATGGAGCTAATGAAATGTTATAGAGAAACGCTCATTCGGCCTAAATCTTTGCTCTGAAGCAAATATTTAGCGTAGAAATCTTTAAAAACGTGATAAAAGAAATCCCAGCTGCCTGGGAAAACGGGTATATTTCTGTGAGTTGCAAAATTCTTCTGAAATTAGCCTTAGCTAAAGGAAAGGAAA